GGCGCTGGTAACAGCGGTGCTAACAAACCAAAAAATCACACACCTACAAGCAACATTGGCATCAAGCCAGCCAAGGTAAACGCACCTAAGGCTTAATTGTAGGAGTATAGACTATGGCACGCAAACTTTACGAATTTATGAACGCAGACATGGGCGGTTTCAAGCTCATGGAAAGCGAAGATGGCAAGGACTTGTTTATGCATGGCCTTTTCATTCAAGGCGACGTAAAGAATCAAAATGGGCGTGTTTATCCGCGCACAGAAATTGAGCGTGCCGTAGAAAGTGTTAGAGGCAGATTAAGAAAAGGTGAAACTGTTTTGGGCGAATTAGATCACCCAGAAGAGCTTCAGATTAATCTGGACCGTGTGAGCCATATCATTACTGATATGCACTGTGAAGGCTCAAACGGTATTGGTAAACTTAAAATCATAGACACACCTATGGGTAATATTGCTCGCAGTTTGTTAAAAGCTGGAGCAAAACTGGGCGTTAGTAGTCGTGGAAGTGGTAACGTAAATGAATCCGGTAAGGTTTCAGAATTCGATATCGTAACTGTTGACATTGTGGCCCAGCCCAGTGCGCCAGACGCATATCCAAAAACAATCTATGAGAGTTTGTTTAACATGCGCGGCGGTGAAGCTGTTTACAGAACAGCCGTCGCGATGACACACGATAAAAGTGCAGAAAAACATTTGGTGACAGCTATCACAGGCTTGATCCGAGAACTAAGACTTTAATTATAAAGTAGGAGACCTACTATGGCAGTGACATTTAACGAACTACTTGAAGGCGCCGGACTCAGCAATGAGGCCCGTGTTGCTGTTCAAGAAGCCTGGGAGTCACGCCTTGCTGAAGCTAAAGATGAACTAACAGCAGAACTTCGCGAAGAATTTGCACAGCGTTATGAGCACGATAAGGCTCAAATCGTTGAAGCAGTTGATAATTTTATCACTTCAAAAGTTCACGCTGAAGTTGCTGAATTGGCTGAAGACAAGAAAGCACTCGCACAGGAAAGAGTTAAGTATCGCAGAGCCGTTAGTGAGCATGCTAAACTTCTAGACCGTTTCGTAACACAAATGGTTGCTAAAGAAGTTAAAGAACTACGTGCAGACCGTGTTCGTGTAGCTGAACATGTTTCAAAGTTAGACAACTTTGTTACAGATCAGTTAGCGGAAGAACTAAAAGAATTCCACGAAGACAAGAAGGCACTAGTAGAGCAAAAAGTCAAAATGCTACGTGAAGGCAAGCGTCAACTTGCTGAAGCAAAGAAGGACTTTATCAGCAAGGCTGCTAACAAAGTTGAACTAGTTATCAACCGCGTTATCAGTGAAGAAGTTAAAACCTTCCGTAATGACATCACAGCAGCTCGTGAGAACGACTTTGGACGTAGAATTTTCGAAGCTTTTGCAGGTGAATATAACACAAGTCACTTAAATGAAGCTAAGGAAATTAAGAAATTCCAAAAAACACTAGCCGAAATGGATAAGAAACTATCAGAAGCTCGTGACCTAATTGCAAAGAAAGACGATGCAGTTAAGCTCACAGAAAGCAAACTGAGAATCGCAGAAGATCGTTATGCCCGTAAACAAAAGCTAGACGAACTAATGCGTCCATTAGGCAAAGAGAAGAAAGAAATCATGTCTGATTTGCTTGAGTCTGTAAAGACAGAAAAACTTGAAGAGTCATTCAACAAGTATCTGCCAAGCGTACTCGAAGGTGAAACACCAAGAGCGAAAAAGACAACACTCAGTGAATCAGTTGTCAAAGAACACACTGGTGATAAAAAGGCACCTGTGCAAACAGAGGCCGATGACAACGCGGATGTAGTCGAATTAGACAAAATCCGCAAACTAGCCGGACTTTCAAAATAATAGGAGTTATAGAGATGGCAAACTTATTTGAAAGCAACTGGTCCGCAACCAAAGAAGCACTTCTCGAAGGTCTTTCTGGCAGCAGAAAGGCAACATTGGATGTGGTCCTCGAAAATAGCAAAAGATATTTGTCAGAGGCCGCCTCAGCAGGTGCAACAGGTGCGGGTTCAGTCGCAACCCTAAACAAGGTAATGTTACCACTAATTCGTCGCGTAATGCCAAGCGTTATTGCTAACGAACTAGTTGGTGTTCAACCAATGACAGGCCCAGTGGGCCAAATCCACACTCTCCGCGTTCGTTACGCAGAGACAGGTGGTGGTGCAACAGCAGGTGATGAAGCCCTTAGCCCATTCAAGCTAGCTTCAACATACGCTGGTTCACCAGATGCTACAGCCGCAGCTGAAGGTACACCAGGCCGCAAGATGAGCATCCAGATCCTCAAGGAAACAGTAGAAGCTAAGACAAGACGTCTAAGCGCTCGCTGGACATTTGAGGCTGCACAAGACGCAGAAGCAATGCATGGCGTAGACGTAGAAGCTGAAATCATGCAAGCTCTTGCACAAGAAATCGTTGTTGAAATCGACCAAGAAATTATCGGTTCACTACGTACTCTTGCTGGTGCAGGTACACCACTTGATTTCCAAGGTGGTTCACTAATCGGTACTCCAACATACGTTGGTGACCGTCATGCTCTACTAGCTATCGAAATCAACCGTGCAGCGAACCGCATTGCAGCTCGCACACGTCGTGGCGCCGGTAACTACATCGTAGTAAGCCCAGAAGCACTAACAATCCTACAGTCAGCTAGCACATCAACATTTGCTCGCACAACTGAAGGTAGCTTTGAAGCCCCAACAAACACTAAGTTCGTTGGTACACTAAACGGTACAATCCGTGTGTTCGTAGACAACTACGCCGCAGACGGTACAAAGGTACTAGTTGGTTACAAGGGTTCAAGCGAAACAGATGCTCCAGCATTCTACTGCCCATACATTCCATTAATGAGCACAGGCCCAGTAATGGATCCAGCTACATTTGAGCCAGTAGTTAGCTTTATGACACGTTATGGTTATAAGGAACTAACAAACACTGCAAGCTCACTTGGTAACGCAGCAGACTACGTTGATGCAATCACATTGTCAAACGTATCCTTCCAGTAATAGTTAACTCTATATTTGGAGAAGAAAGCCCTCGCCTAGTGCGGGGGCTTTTTTTTGACCGGTAAATAATAGCATGTATAAAATATTGTTAGAGCCGCATCCCAACAACGACAACTATTATATAAATGGTTTTAGCGCCAGCGACCTAGATGAACTAAGTTATAAACATCTGTATAGTAAGCTGATGTTTGACAATAATCACTTTCCGTTTGGGATAACTTATACTACACCCACAGAACCGTATCTGTATCCAATACGATCAGACATGCTGATAACCTATACTGGTAATACAGGTTTAAGTAAATTATTGAACAACTTTTCTTTTACTATACCTGACAGTGTAATTGCTGACGTTAAGCGTAACAAATGCAAAATACTCATTGATAACTGCATTGAGACCTATGACGTAATTATAACAGAACATGATTCAACAATCAACCAAATTCTACTCAGAACAATTAAAAAGTACAACTTAAGCAAACAAGACATTATTCTCATAACTGGCAATTACAAATCAGCTACCAGTGAGCATTACACAGTGGCAATTAAAAATTGGGCAGATACGTTGATAACTCCCGGTGACAATACTTTCTTTGAAAAACAAAAACACATGATATTGTCTAAGAGTATTAGACCTAAGCGTATACTAACATTCATGCGCAAAGAACGTTTGTTTAGATTTCACTTGGCTAACTTTATATACAATAATAATTTACGTGAACCTAATATTGTTACTTTTGGGAAAAACGTATCACAATACTATTGGGGTACTAATTCAACACAGTTTCCTGAAGAGTTTGTAAATTCTTTGCCGTGGGAATATGATGTTGATGTACGCCCACAGGGCGCAGGACTTGATTATGTACTAGCAAAGTCTGATAAAGAAATAGCTGCCTTCACTGAAACATATATTAACTGTGTAGCAGAGCGCAGTATGAGATACCTAGATTATGAACTAGACATATCAGAAAAGATTTTCAAGCCAATAGCATTTTTACAACCATTCTTTGTTTTTGGCCAACCCGGTACACTTGACTATATGAAAAGTCTAGGCTATAAAACATTTGACCGCTGGTGGGATGAAAGTTATGATTTCGCAACGTCTGAGCCAATTAGATTTAAAATGCTCACTACACTATATAAAAAATTATCACTGACTTCTGATACTGAACTAGCAAACATCATGTATGAAGCCTGGCCTGTACTAGAACACAACTACTATACCTACGTAGATTATGTGCGTTCGGGCAAAACCAACCAAAATCTACTAAAAACAATACAGTTAAGTTTTGATAAATAGTTCTAT